AGAGCCCGTGGCGCAGTAAGTTTAACAACTGGCAACTCTAGTATTTTAGCCTATAACAGTTCAACTGGTGTGTTTACTTTTGTAATGCCATCAACAACTGATATTGCTGAAGGTACAAACTTATATTATACAGATGCAAGAGCCCGTGCCGCAATTAGTGCAACAGGTTGGGCTAACCTAAGCTATACTTCTGGAACAGGTGTCATTGACATTATTGCTCCAGACACAACTGATGTCATTGAAGATCCAGCCGCAACAGTATCAAGTGGTACCATGTACTTTACAAATGCTCGTGCTCAAGCCGCAATTAGTGCAGTTGATGCAGGTGGTGATGGCAGTTTTGCATATAACTCGGCCACTGGTGCTTTCACATATACAGGTCCAAGTGCCACAGAAGTTCGTGCTCACCTAAGCGCCGCAACAAGTGGTACTGGTTGGGGCGATTTAACTTATGCCGCAGGCGTGTTCACTTATGCAAAAGTAACAGATGCAAATATTCGCCAAGCAGTAAGTGCCGCAACAAGTGGAACTGGCTTTGGTGGATTAACATATGACTCAGCAACCGGTGTAGTTACATTTGCAAAAGTAACAGCCGCTGATGTTCGTGGTAATTTAAGTGCTACAACAGCAAGCGGAGTCACATATGACTCAGCAACTGGTGTTATTGCACTAGCCGCTATTCCAAATGCAAGTTTGACAAACAGCTCAGTCACAGTCAACAGTTACGCTCTTGCATTGGGTGGTAGTTTGACACTAAACGCCGATGACATTGCTGAAGCCGCTGGTGGTACCAACAAGTACTTGACAGACGCACGATGGGACACAAGACTTGCCACCAAGTCAACTACTGATCTTGCAGAAGGCTCAAATCTATACTACACAACAGCAAGATTTGATACACAACTGGCTACCAAGACAACTACTAATCTGACAGAAGGCTCAAATCTATACTACACAACAGCCCGCACTCGTGCAGATGTCAGTGGTGGCACAGGTGTAATATACACCGCTGGTACAGGTGTCTTTGAAATTGGTCAAGCAGTTGGTACAACAAGTGACGTCACATTCAATGATGTAACAGTTAGCGGTGACTTGACAGTTCAAGGTACACTAACATCTATTCAATCAACTATTGTTGAAATCAATGACTTAAACATCACAGTTGCCAAAGGTGCCGCAAACGCTGCCGCTGCCAACGGTGCTGGTTTAACAGTTGATGGTGCCAGTGCAACATTGACATACGCAAGTGGTACAGATACTTGGAACTTCAACAAGTCTGTTGTTGTTACAGGTGGTTTAAGTGTAACAACTACATTGACAGCTCCTACATTTACTGGTGACCTAACTGGTAATGTTACAGGTAATGTTACAGGTAATGTTACAGGCGACCTAACTGGCAATGTTACAGGTAATGTCACCAGTACAGGTACAAGTACATTCACTACAGTTGATATCAACGGCGGTGCTATTGATGGTACAACAGTTGGCGCTACTACTGCATCAACAGTAAGAGGTACAACCATTACTGCTACAACTGGTTTCACTGGTGATTTAACTGGTGCTGTAACTGGCAATGTAACTGGCAATGTAACTGGTAACCTAACTGGTAATGTAACTGGACAAGTAAGTGATATTAGTAATCATGACACCAGTGACCTAACAGAAGATCCAGCCGCAACAGTAACAAGTGGCACCATGTACTTTACACAGGCCCGTGCCCGTGGTACTGTAAGTGGAGTTGATGCAGGCGGTGATGGCAGTTTTGCATATGACTCAGCTACTGGTGCATTTACATACACAGGTCCAAGTGCTACCGAAGCTCGCGCTCACTTTAGTGCCGCAACAAGTGGTACTGGTTGGGGTGATTTGACTTATGCCGCAGGTGTGTTCACATACGCCAAAGTAACAGATGCAAATATTCGTCAAGCCCTAAGCGCAACAACAGCAAGCGGAGTCACATATGACTCAGCAACTGGTGTTATTGCTCTTGCAAGTATTCCAAATGCAAGTTTGACAAATAGTTCAGTCACAGTCAATGGTCATGCCATTGCATTGGGNGCCAGTTACTCACTGGTNACTGATGATGTAGCAGAAGGTGTTTCACCAGTTAACCAATACTTTACCAATACTCGTGCTAGAGGCGCTGTTAGTTTGACCACAAGTAAAAACTCAGTATTGTCATATGANNGTGCNACTGGTGTATTTGTATTCAACTTGGCNAATTCAACTACAGATGATGTAGNNGAAGGTTCAACTAACCAGTACTTCACAACAGCCCGTGCTCGCAACAGCATCAGCAACGGTAGCAACATTGTTTATGATGCTGCCACTGGTGTTATCAGTACATTGGCCGCAGTTCATAGTGTTAACTCACAAACAGGCGTTGTTGTATTGACAAGTGATGACATTTCTGATGTTGGTCGTACAAACAAATGGTTTACAAATGCTCAGGCTCGTTCAGCTATTACATTAACATCAGATGATGCTACTATTTTAACATACAGTAGCGGTACAGGCGTATTAACTTTTGTAACACCAACTACTGATGCAATTGACGAAGGTGCAACAAACTTGTATTACACGAATAATCGTGCAGATGCTCGTATTGCAGCCGCCAGCGTTGGTGCATTGTCTGACGTTGATTTAACAAATGGTTTGCAAGACGGTTACACACTGGTTTGGTCTAGTGCGGCTCAAAACTTTGTTCCACAGAACATTGCTGTTACAGCCACAACATTAAACTTCACTGGTAACGGTACAACTACATCATTCAGTACAGGCGTTGAAGTAAGCTCAATTGATAACACGCAAGTGTTTATTAACGGTTTAATCCAAGCACCTACATACTCTTACTCACTAAGCACAGTTAGTGGTGTATCAAGTATTGTTATGACTGAGGCTCCGGAACAAGACGATTATATCTTTGTTCGTGTAAGTTCTACTTCTACCTTGACAGCTGGTGGCGTTCTAAACGAATCCAGCTCAATTGATGGTGGTACATACTAATTTAGAATAAAATCTAATTTTAGTTAAAAAAAGGTGCAAGGAAACTTGCACCTTTTCTAATGACTGCATTGTCTAAAGTTTACTAAATAAGCTATCGCTAAGAAGCATAGGAATTTGCTCAATAATGCCAATATTCAGAGGTAAACAATTTGTCAGTGCCGTAACTGACTACAAAGATAGTGTTCGTGTGGCACTTCGAACCCCACTGACCCTGGCCAACACAGTGACCATCATTGACGGAATAACGCTGAACGACAAAGACAGGGTATTATTGGCTGGTCAAAGTCCAGCAACTACCAATGGAATTTATTCCTGGTCATCAAGTACCAGTAGACTCACAAGATCAATTGACGCAGACAGCGGTGTAGAGCTGACTTCTGGTGCCAAAGTGTATGTGGAAGAAGGAACTACCAACGAAAAAACAACATGGATCCTGATTACATCAGGGCCTGTTGTAATTGGTTCGTCTAGCATTATATTTGCCAAAGAAAGCAGGATTGGTCCAGTTGATTTATCTGGAACCTACGGTGCTTCTACCAAAACTCTAACAATAACATTAAACGAGTCNGGCCAAATTGACTCAATTGCCCAATCAGACATAGCTGTTGANGGCGGTGAATTCTAAAATAATTAAGTACTATTCCTGTTTATTGGTTGGTCCTGGTAAATAGCTTTGGAAAGAATGGAACAAACCCCATCAATAGACCAAAAAGGGAGTAGATACTCAAATGGCCAATCAAATCATTTTAAAGCGTAGTTCAACACCGGCAAAGATACCAACAACCGGCCAGTTAGAATTAGGCGAAATTGCTATCAATACATATGACGGCAGAATTTTTATCAAGAAAAATAACGGATCAGCATCAGTTGTTGAAATTGGTGGTGTAACAACCGTCAACACATACGGCGGCGCTGTAGTTCTAAATGCAGATGATGTATTAGAAAAAGCATCAGCACCAAGTAACTTATATTTCACCAATGCTCGCGCAAGAGCCGCACTAAGTGGAACAGGTAGCATCAGCTACAATTCATCAACTGGTGTTATTACAACCACACAATCACTTACAACAAGTGCAAGCCCAACATTTGCTGGTTTAACATTAACTGGCAATGTCGGTATCACTGGTAGCATTGTTCCAAGTTCAGACATCACATATGACCTAGGTAGTGCAAGCTTCCAATGGAGAGATATCTATGTTGGTCCAGGTTCTTTGTATGTTAACGGTAGTAAAGTTCTAGAAGACGACACAGGTACAATCACATTCAGTGCTGATCAGGACCAAAACATCCGTATCAAAACACTTGGTACAGGTATTTTACAGTTGGGTTCAAGCTCAACAAACGTCAACATTGACGGTACAATGCAAATCGCAGCCGGTAAGAACATTACTGACAGCGCAGGTATCAAAGTTAACTTTGGTGACAGCATTGAAATGAACGGTAACAAAGTTATCGGTCTTGGTGTTCCAAGCAGTGCTAACGATGCGGCCACTAAGACTTATGTTGACACAGCTATCAGCAACATCAGCACAACAAGCATTCAACAAGGTAACTCAAGCGTTGCAGTGGTTGACAGCGGTACAGGTACTGTAACAGTCACAGTTGACGGTTCAACAGCTCTTACAGTTAATGCCAGTGGTGTGGTAGTTGCTGGTGACTTTACAGTCAGCGGTACAACTACAAGTGTTAACTCAAACACAATTAACCTAGCTGACAACATTATCACTTTAAACAGTGATGCAACAGGTGCCGCAACACAAAACGCTGGCGTTGAAGTTGAACGCGGCGATGACACAAATGTATCAATTCGTTGGAATGAAGGTTCAGACATTTGGCAATTTACAAATGATGGTGCAACATACAACCCAATCGCAGTCAACACTGACGGCTTAGCTGAAGGAACAACCAATGTATACTTCACAAACACTCGTGCTCGTGGCGCAGTAAGTGGAAGCAGTGGAACTGGTATCAGTTACAGCAGTGGAACTGGTGCTTTTAGCTTGGGTAGTATTCCCAACACTTCATTGACAAACACAACAGTTACAATTGGTTCAACATCAACTGCACTGGGTGCAACATCAACCACATTGGCTGGTTTAACTTCAGTTACTTCAACTGGCTTTACTGGTGCATTAACTGGTAACGCAAGTACAGCAACAGCATTGGCAACAGCAAGAACTATTGCTATGAGTGGCGATGTAGCTTGGACAAGTTTGGCATTTGATGGATCTGGTAGCGTATCATCAGCATCTACATTGGCCACTGTTAACAGCAATGTTGGAACATTTGGTTCTGCGTCATCTATTCCAGTAGTTACAGTCAATGCAAAAGGTCTAGTAACATCAGTTACAACATCAGCAGTTTCTATTCCAAGTGGCGCATTGACATTTACTGGTGATGTAACAGGTTCAGGTACAACAGGTGCTTCAACAGCATTGACAATTTCTGCTTTAGCAGTTACAAACGCAATGTTGGCTGGTAGTATTGCCAACGCAAAACTAGCAAACAGTTCTGTTACAGTTACAGCTGGTACAGGTTTAAGTGGTGGCGGTGCTGTAAGTTTAGGTGGTACAATTACCTTAACCAACACAATCACTCAGTACACAGACGCATTGGCTCGTGCCGCACACAGCTTTGTAGCTGGTAGTGGTGCTTACAACAGCACAACTGGTGTAATCACTATTCCAACTAACAATAACCAAATCACTAACGGTGCTGGTTATGTTACAAGTTCTGGTGTTACAGCAGTTACAGCAACTGGTCCTGTAGCATCAAGTGGTGGCACAACTCCTGTAATCTCTATGCCAGCCGCTACAGCTTCAGTTGATGGTTACATGACAAGTACATTTGCTTCTAAGTTAAATGGTATTGCCGCAGGCGCTACCAATGTAACTAACAACAACCAGTTGACCAACGGTAACGGTTTTTATAGTTCAGGTTCTAACGTCAGCTTTGGTACAGCATCAACAGGTGCTTTAACAGTTTCTGGTGGCATCACTGCTACAGGTGAAATTACAGCTTACTACTCAGACATTAACTTGAAGAAAGATATTGAAGCAATTACAGATCCTATTGCCAAGGTAATGAGTTTGCGTGGTGTTACTTTCCGTCCAAATGATACAGCGTTGGCTTTAGGCATTACTGACAAAGAAGAAGTTGGTGTTATTGCTCAAGAAGTTGAAGCAGTATTGCCACAGTTGGTTGCTCCAAGTGCATTTGAAGGTTTTAAAACTGTTAAGTATGAGAAGTTGACAGCATTGTTGCTCGAAGCAATTAAAGCCCAACAGCTACAACTTGATGCCTTGACAGCTCAAATTGCTAGGCTAGGCGGTTCGGCTACAACCGAACTTTAAGCTCAGGTAACTAGCAAAGGAGATATATTATGCCAACCCTTCCAGCAACTGGATCAGCAATGACTTTTACTAATGTCAAAAAGGGCTACAGCAATGCGGCCCCAGGTGCAGGCTCAAATACCGCATTACGCGGTACACTTGGTGCTTATATTAGCATCAGTTCAGGCGCCGTCAGTTTAAGTTCTACATTTGGTGGTCGAAGTACACCACACAACATTTAATCGTTGTTAAACAAAGAAAGGGCGGCAACGCCCTTTCTTTTTGGTTATGATTTCAGAAAATATTTTGATACATAGTAAGTTATTAAAGGAGTTTACCCATGCAACTGTCACATGTTGAAGTTCTAGCCAGTTCTAGAGCGTTATTGAAGAATGTACCATTCCGTACCAAGTTTGAAAGAGAAAACTTTCTATACGGGTCGGCCAGCGGTCCAAGACTATTAGTTGTTCTTTGCCAAGAAATTGAAGCGTTGAATAATTTGTTCGAGCAAACCAGCAATGAAGACGAACTAGCGTCAGTGCTGAATGAAATGAACATTATTTTAGAAAAAATCAATGAACTAAAAGCCGAAATTGGCACAGACATTGCAACAGCCTTGGAAAATGCAGAACCAGAATTCTGGGTAGAAGCATTGGCCAGAAAAGCCGCAATTGAAGCATTGACACAAAAGTTTAGTTTTGAAAATATGGAACAGATGTTAAAATTACCAGCTGAACTGTACGAAGAAACAATTACCAAGTGCCAAAGTTTCCTTAATGTCATTAATAAGACCACTAGGTTAGCAGAACGCAAGGCAAATTTATCTAATGTGCCAAGTGATGTAGGTGAATAAAACTTGTTAAAGTCCGGAAAAACTATCTTTGATAAACAACCTGCTTTGAGTGAGCAGGTTGTAATCTGCATTCCAACAAACGGAATGATGCATTCATTGAGTGCGTTTTGCCTGACCAACGCAATACGATTCACTGAAAAGCAAGGTATACCAGTGGTATTAGAAATGGATGCAGGTACAGTATTGAGCAATCAACGACAAGTATTGTTAGATAGTGCTATAAACACACATCAGGCAGATCACATCATGTGGTTTGACAGCGACATGACATTTCCAGAAGATGTCATTGTCAGATTACTTGAACACAATAAAAATGTTGTTTGTGCAACATACTCCAAGAGAGTAGAACCATTTCATACCACTGCTTTTTACAACATTGATCCAGTGGAACCAGTGGATGTCAGCGGACACGGACTCACTGAAATAAAATACACAGGAATGGGCTGTGTATTAATCAAGGCCAGTATCGTCAATGAAATTCCAAGCCCACACTTCCCACTTAAATGGCATGCACCCAGTTCAACTTGGCACGGTGAAGATATGGGTTTTTGCGAAGTGCTTTCGCAGAACAATGTTAAAATATTTTGCGACTTAGATCTTAGTCGGGAGATAGGGCATTTAGGGACACAAGAGTTTCGTGTGAATTAGGCAAGCTAATAAAAAACGAACACCAGCGATTTAATTTTTTAAGATTGATACCCGCAGAAATATGATATTCTGGATACATATCATTGGCCAGCACATTACGCATACTTGCACCATCCAACACTGAGCTCATTACAAGTTTAGTCTTGAGACTTTGGTCTAAAATTATACTATTGAGCAACGGATGGTACCACAATTCCTCATTGATAAGACGACGAATTTCCAAGTACCATCTTTCTGTGTGACTGATGGAATTTTTATACAGATTATTTAGAAGAGGGTTGTTAAGCCAGGGCTCCCAACAATGTTGATACTCCAGTTGGTGGTGGGGTCCTGTATAAATGTCAAGTAATTTTTTATTTGGTGCTTTAATTACTCTTAACATTGTTCAATAACCCTTCGAGCGTTTCTTTAAAACCTCTACTGTTAAACATCTTGGCTGTATTGCGATGCAATGGCTGTGGCCACTCCCACATGTTTACCCAACAATAACCTGCACTCTCTGAATCAATGATGGGTACAAATTCGTCTTCACATAAGATTAGATAACTGACATGTCTAAAGCGTTTGTCTCTGGTGGTGAAAGTGTACACATGGCTGATTGCAATGGTTTCTGGAACACCAGGAAAACCTAGTTCTTCACACAGTTCTCTTTTGAGTCCATTGAGGTCACCTTCGTTACCTTCAAGCTTTCCGCCCCATATGCCCCAACACATGCTGTGTGATTCACTAGGGCTTCGCAACTGCATCATTGCTCTGCCTGTTTTTTTACTTACGATTAGTGCGCCTACTGCTCTCATATCTTATAGTTAGTTGACTATGCGCCACCAGCCTTGTTCAAATATTCCTTCAATTGCCAATACCCAATCTGTGCCATTGAAGTATAACTTTTTCATTGTGTTGGCATTGGTGGTATAACCACTGGTGTTGACGGCCTGTGCATTAAAAGAAACAATCCACGAACTTCCGTTGTACTCAATGATGTCATTGGTAGATGCTTCTAAGTTGCCCCATAGGCCATTCATAACCATGTTGTTGGCCAACAAATATCGTTGTCCAACAGCTGATGTAGGAATATTGGCTGTGCCCGGAGAAGATCGTTCTGGATCAATTACACCATTGATCATTGGAATTGTATCAGTTGGCAAAGTGCTGTTATCCATGGAATAGCCAAGTACATTTTCATTTCCAGGAATTTCAACGACCCGCAAAATTATTTCGTTTGGATCCAGTGCATCGCCTAATTTCAATCGAAGTTCGGTTATGCCATTTCTAATACCGCCGTGTATCTCAAAGTGTGATTTCCAACTTAGGTTAGCACCAGTGCTGTCATCATTGTCTTTTGCAGTATTGTCACTGTTGAGCAATTGAACAAAATCTTCGTTTACTTTGATATGGCGATCTTTAAAAGTAATCC